GCAGGCTTTTTTCCGGGTCAATGCCGCAGGCGATATATTGAGCCAGCACCTCCAGCGTCTGGCGACGCAAAGCCGCCGGGTCTTGGCGCACAGTGATGGAATGCAGATTCACCACGCTGAAAATACAGCGGTTTTCCTCCTGCATGGCGGGCCAGTTGCGCAAAGCCCCCAAATAATTGCCTAGCGTTAGCTTGCCCGAGGGCTGCACGCCGCTGAAAACTGTTTTTTTCTGTTGTTCCGCCCCATTCTGCGGGGCCGCGTTCTGTTCCGTCATGGTCTTTTCCTCCTGTTTCTTATTCCGGCAGTTTCAAAACCTGTCCGGGGTGAATGGTGTCACTGGAAAGGTTATTGAGGCTCTTGATCTCCGGGTATCTGTTACCGTTTCCGAGCTGCTTCTGTGCGATAGCCCAAAGGCAGTCGCCGCTCTTTACGGTGTATGTCCTACTGGCCGCCGCTGCTCCGCCGCCAATGTCGGCAGCGTCTACCCAGCCATATACGGTACTGCCGCCTCCGCTGACTGCTACGAGGTGGTAAGGGTGTTTGCTCTTTCCGGGCTGGTAAATCTGCGTGATCTTTGCCGGGCCGGGCTTGCAGACCGGGCCGCTGGCTGCGTTTGCGCTGGTGTAATGTCTGCTGCCCGTGAAACTCACAACGTCGCCTACCTTGAGGCCGCTGGATGCCGGGGTGGAGGGCTGCGCCGGAGCCGGGGCTGCCGTGCTGCCGCCTCTCATCTTTCTCGCAATAGCGTCAAAATCCGGGCAGATAAATCCACGGATATACTTGCCGTTTACCTGCATGGTTCGGGTTCCGACTTTTCCTCCGTTCATATTACCCTCAGTTACGATAAAAGAGCTTGTGCCGTTCACCTGCGTAATAATGCCAATGTGATCGCTATATCCTTTGTTGTCGCCTACGCCGTTATCGTCCCAATCATAGACAACGGCCTCTGCAAGTTTCGGGATATGAGCGTCGTTCTCCTCCCAAATCCCTTTGGCCTGCGCAACTTTCACATAATTCTCAACACCGCACTCTGTCCCGGTGTAATCGGCAATTCCGGCTTTGATATATGCTGCGCTTGTGGTCGTGGCGCAATATGCGTCATTGACCTGTACTTTGTAGCCTCTTGCCAGCGGCTTATGATCGTTGTAGGTAGAGAGGATTTCAAGGTGCTTTGCACTGCCCTTTGTCGCTCCAATCCACCCATTGATGATATTGCATACCTGCTGGCGTAGTTCATTCCCTGTCATAGTATTACCTCCATTTCCGGGCTTGCTGGCGGCTCCTGCGTACCTGTCATAATACGTCTGACCGTAGCTGGCCCTCTTTGCCTTTACTGCTTCGCTCTGATCTGCCGGGCGTTCATAGTTGAGGAGTATGCTGTCGCTGGCCGCCTTTACGGTGGTAGCCGCCTTGAGGGTTGCCAACACAGTCTTATACCCCTCGGAAAGCTCCTTAAATAAAAAATCGAGCTGCATTTCCAAATCCCCAATGGACTTGCCTGCGGCCCGTGCAAACTCAAGCATATTCTGTTTCCGGCTCCAATACGTCCACTGTGCGAGGCCATAGCCTGCGCTGTCCCGGACGAAATTGCTGTATGAGCCATTGTCTACGGCGGCGGTATAGCCGTCGTCCGTGTAGCCCAGCTTTTTCTCGTAGCTGTTCTGCAAATTCTTTGGATTGAGTGCGCTCTCTGCGTACAGATTACCCATGAGGCCTGCCGCTCCTGCGCTGCTTATTCCCTTGCCAACGAGGTAGTTCCAAATGCGCTCCTCATTGGTATTTCCTGTAAGTCCCATAGTTCCTCCTTACATATCATTCCGAGGCTGCTCCTGCGCCTCCTGCTTTGCCTCCTGCCTGTCCTCTACCTCCCATTCACGTTCCCGGCGGCGTTCCTTGCTGGTCTTTATCCAACCCATTATGCCGCACTCTCCTCCGAGAGCCGCAAAGACACAGGTAACAAGGGTGTCCGGGACAGCCCCGTATTCCCTAAAAACCTGTATCATGGCAATCGTGAACGCAAAAAGGCTAACCCCGACAATAATCAAAACAATGTTCATCACTCCGGGGGATTTCTTTTGGGAGGGCCTCTTGCGTCTGCGCCTCTTTTCATATCTCATATCCCTGCCTCCTAAATCCCTATACGGGTTAAAGCGAATGTTACAAGCCCTCCGGCGACGGCGGTAATGACGTACTTTACAACCGTGCGCCACATATCGCCGTCCCTGTTTTCCAGCTTTTTCAGCCTTTCGCTGATCTCTGACTGCTCCTTGAGGATATTGCTGACGCTCAAATTCAGCCGCTCAATGGTCGCCGTAAGCGTGGTGAGCTGCTGGGTAATGATCTGCTGCATATTGTTTTCCAACAATTCCAGCCGCTTGTTCTGCCTGTTGTTCTCCTCCTCAAGACGCTTGTTTTCGGCTTTCATAAGGTCACTGAATGCCTCATGCTCTGCCCTCGTGATTGCTCCGTCCATCTGCCTGCCCTCCTTTCCCGTATGCGTATTCCATGTAAATCGCATTCAATTTCCTGCGAAGTCCATAGCTGTTAAAATGTTCCAAAATCCCGTTATATGAGGCTGCCGTCCTTTCCAGCTCCTCTTTGCTCATGTTCCCGGCGGCCACGGCCTCGCAAATCCGCTTGACGTTCCGTATCATTCTCCGGGCGGTCTGCTTCTTGAGCTTGCGGTGCGTCGCCCAAATGGTGAAGCCCACAAAATCAATTCCAGTATAAACCGGGCGTATGGCCGTCTTTTTGTTGAGGTCGAGGTGCAAAAAGTCTTTCAAAAACTCCTCTATAACGGCCTTAATCTCTCCCAGCTCCGCCTTGCTGTCTGAAAGGATAATCACGTCGTCCATGTACCGTATGTAGTAATGGAGCCGTAACTCATGCTTGCAGAGCTGGTCTAACTCGTTGAGGTATATGTTCGCAAAAAGCTGTGACGTGAGATTGCCAATCGGCATACCCACGTCACATAGCCACATATCCTCGGTGCATTCCTCCGGGCTTAATCCTGCCGGAAGTCCGAAGCGAGTGTCCTCGCTGTTTATGATCTCTGAAAGAAGCTGCATGAGCCGGGTGTCTTTTATCCTCCGGCTCAAAATATCCAGCAAAACAAGGTGGTCTACCCTGTAAAAATATTTGCTGATGTCCAGCTTCAAATAATACCATTTTCCGGGTCTGCGGCTAACCTGCCGTAACCAATACTGTAAACGGTCTGCCGCCCGGTGTGTCCCCTTGCCCCGTCTGCAGGCGTAGCTGTCCTCGATAAAGGTCTTGTCATAAAAGGGATATAGCTGTTTGTATATCGCCCACTGTACTACCCTATCCCGGTACTGCAACGCCATGACGAGGCGGAGTTTCGGCTCTCTGACGTAAAACTGCCTGTATGCTCCTACCTTGTAGCTCTGCCATATCAATTCGTTCTGAAGCTCAATAAGGTTTTCTTCCAGCCTGTCCGAGAACAACAAAACGTCATCCCGGTACCGCTTGCCTTTTCTTGCCTCAAGATGTGATTGGTAAAGCTCCTCGTAGTCGCAGATCGTGTCGTAAATGTCGTCGAGTACCACCGTTCCCGGTGCCGTGTCTGATAAATTCTTAATCAAACAAACTCCTCCATTTCCGCCGTGCGTGACGTTTCCGCCTCGTCCCGATAATGCTGGGACGTTTTCACGGCAATATAATCTTTTCCTTTGGCCTGTACTGGCCGCAGGAGGGAAGCCTGCCCCTTTGGTGCTATGCTCCGTGCGCAATCCCTTGAGATATACGCCCAATCTCCGGCATAGCAGCAGAGCGGAGCGGAAGCCAATGCTGTTGTTGACATTCGCACGAGAGTTGTTGAGGTTCGTATAGAACACGCCAGCATTCGCACCGTTGTTCCAGTTGCCACCACGAATCGGGAAACGCTATCCGGCCTGCTCCCCAAATTTTTTATTGCTTTGCGTACTTCATATATCCGCCGATAATGCGGCCGATCTCGTTTAACAGTCCACTCAAATATTCATACTTCTTAAAGGGCAACGGCGGAGCTACGTTCTGCCCGTAATAATCCTTGTCCTGTGCCAGCCGTATCAAGTGCCGCAGCACGTCCAGCTCAATGTCAAGGTCTTGGAGCGTCGTTTTCTTGTAGTATTTCTTCTCAATGACAATCGAGAGCCGATACATTGTGAGCATTGACCGCCGTATCTCGTCCGCTGTTTGGCGTTCTCTGCGAGGGAAGTTCGCTACGGCCTGCTTGCCGTATTTCATCATGTCGGCAATCTTTTCCTTGAGTATGAAACTCGTCGTTTCTTTGGAATAATTTTTCACGTCGTTTGCCATAGCCTTTTGCTCCTCCGCTTCAAAAAGTGCAAGGGAGGGCTATCGCCCTCCCTCTCAGTTCTGCGGTGTTCAGTTTACAGTTCCCCATAAAAAGCGGAGCGGAAGACAATGCTGTCGCCGACAAACGCACGAGAGTAGTAGAGGAGCGTACAGAACACGCCAGCATACGCACCGTAGTGCCAGTTGCCACCACGAATCGGGAAACGCTCTGCCGCCGTGTTATTCACCCAAAAATAATCGCCCTCATAGCCGCTTGCGTCCGCCGGGAAGAGTGCCAGCTCCTTGATAATCTGCGGAGCCGTTACGCCGCTGGCCGCCACTGTACTCTCAAAGGTTGCGCCGCTGCCCGTCCCCTCGTTCTCGTTACCTACATGGTTGGTAACGGAAGTAGAAAGCGTTACCTTGTTGCTGACAAAATCCAGCTTGAGCGTCCCGGCTGTCCCCGGTGCTACGAGGCTGCCGTCCGCCTTGATCGCTTTCCACTCGGTACTGGCTGCGCTCATGTCGCAGGTGGCTCTCATACAGTTGGCGTAAGGAATGATCTGAATTTCCCCGGCTACCAGCCTCATGCCTGCGCACCAATCCCAAACATTCCCATTGAGATCGGCAATCCCAAAAGGCGTATGATCGTGGTACCAAGTCGCCGGGCCGCTGCCCGTTGCAGTACGTCCAATTTTCTCAACACCGCTCTCTGTGTATTTGTAAGAAGCAGCCCCTCTCTCATGAGGGTATGCGTGATCTTTGCCGTAGTTATTGTTGCCGTGCGGCATAGTTCCGTTTTTCTTGCACCACAGGGCGATTGCGCCCCAAAGGGAAAACGGTGTAAGCCCCCAGCCGTCACCTTTCTGTCTGCAGGCCGCCTGCGCCGCCGTCCAGTCGAGGCTTGCTTTCGGGTCTTGCATGTGCAGCGAATAGGCCCGGCTGTTCACGATAATGTTGTGGTACTTGGAAATTGCTACCTTTTCCTTTTCCACGCCGTCAACAATAAATGCCGGGTGTACCGTTTCCGTCGCCCCGGAAATGAGGGCGTTGGAAATCATCTTAGGCAAAATAACCATAACTGACGGCATTCCAATGTCGTCAAAAACAACCGTGTTCTTTCCGCCGGAAAGAGCCTCTACCGCAAGTTTCATATCATCAAAATTACTCATGCTTATACCTCCATTCCCCACAAATAAACTGTGCAATTATCAATATCAAAAGGTACAGGAGTTCTGACAACTATTGTTTGTCTTGCTGTTTCAGTTCCCTCCTCTGCCTCCGGGTCATATGCAGGGTTGTCCTGCTCATCCTCTTCGTACTGCCTTGCCGGAATTTCAACCTGCGCTACATACTTAAGGCCAGCCGCCGTCCCCATAGTCAGCTCTCCGTTGTTATCAGTACAAACGTCAATAAGTACCCTGTCGTCCCTCTCCCTGTTCTTAAGATTGATTGAGAGGTCGTCGTCGCCAAATACAATACTTTTCGCCGTAGTTTCATACTCAATATGGCTGCCGGGTGTTTTAATTACTTCTTTCATCTTCTCTTTCCCTCCATTCTTTTTAACTCTCTGTAAGCCTCACCGGAACGGGCTGCGACAACCTCCGCCGCCTCCCTTTGCTCCCTGCTGGCCGGATTTGCGCCAAAAGAGCGCATTACCCGGTTTTCATAGGCTCTGCGCTCGTCTGATTTGATTATTAAATTTGCCATTCCTTACTTGCCTCCCTGCACATAGCATTTTACTTTAACGCTGCTTGCGCTGCCTGTATAAGCAATCTTGAAGCCGTTAAGCATTTTGTCAGTGATAACAATATCCCCAACAAAACCGTCTGCCGCCTCCGTTTCGACAATGACCGTGTAATCTTTGTTATTGCGCAAATTTTCATTGCCAAGCGCAATCGTTTTTACGCTGTCATTAAACGGATATTTCTTACTGTTTGTAAGAGTTTCCTCAAGGATAATTCCCTCAAGCGAATCCGTCTTATTCTGCAACATCATAATCATGCGAATGGATTCCGCCGTCAAAACATTGGCCGCAAAAATTCCCTGCTCCATATTGTTGAAATTAACTGCGCTCATGTTTGTTCCCTGCTGTACTATCCTGCCAGCCGGGGTAAGCGTTATCGTGCCGTCGTCGTTCTCCGTAACACTGTATGTATTCCCCGGCGTTACGGCGTGGTCTTTCCATAGTAGAATCTGATATGCCATTCCTTTTTCACCTCCTTATGTCACTGCTATAATTTCATACAGCGGAAACTCCCATACAGTAACAACTCCCTGCGTAGAGAGCTTCTCGATATTCTCTGAAATTTCCCCGGCCACGTCTCCCGACGTGTCAATTAGCCGGATTTTTGTAATGGTAAGTTCTTCGCTGTCGGTAGTTTCGGTTATAACTGTAATGGTGTCGCCGCTTACTTTCTTTTCAGTAATAACAGCGTCATGCCACTGCTCGTCGGCGTAATACTGAAACTTATGTATTCGGCGCAGCCATTCAGCTCTAATTTTGTCCATAAAGCTGTCTTTCCAAAATGCCATTGTATCTCCTCCTAACTCTGCGAAAATTTTGTGCCGCAGTAAATATAATCAACGCCGTAATCGGTAACTGTCACTCCCGACCCGGCGTTAATTTCTTTCCTCATTCCCAGCTTTTCACTGTCCGGCAAAATCCCCGTTGGAGCGTAGTCGCTGGTACAGCTTTCCTTTTTGACCTCAACTGCACTTTCCAAAAAGTGCTGGCTTCCTATAGCAGATATAGCAGGCCATTCTCCGGCCTCCTGTGCCGTTTCTGACGCTGTTTTATAATCATTGGTATAAAACCCTGTCTTAGCCTCTGAAACGCTGCTGACAGACACAAGAGCGCCTAAAGAGGATATGTCCGGGTAAGTTCCCGTCTGACTTTCCACTTCCGCTTGTCTATGCTTTACTATATGCCTGCTGGATTTTGATTGTATTACGGCTGCCCGGTTAATAATCCCAACAATTTTAGATATGTCCGGCTTCGTTCCGCTTAGCTCATAATCGTATTTGTAATGTTTCCTCCTAACGCCTATTCCTACCGGGAATTTATAGGCCACAGAGGCCCTCCACTCTATATGGGCCGGTATCCTCTCTTCGAGTAGATTGATTACATCACTGATATAAAGTGTTTCCTCTGTTCCTCTCTGAAAATCTATGAAAAGCATATTATTTCCGGCCTCGTCGAATGGCTCAAAGCGTATGTCAACATCTGAATTAGTGTAGCTTTTAACAATTGCTTTAAGCTCACTCGCAGAAGCAATCCCATAACCAACAAAATGCGCCTTTACAATCCTCCGGCGCACTTCCAGCTCCCTCGCTTTGTTGTATTCCATGTGCAGAAATGCCTCAAGTTTTCCGATTGTTTCTGCGTCTGCTGTGTCTATGAAGTTGTTGAAATAAATCTGCTCAATACTATTTTCCAAACCATCTGCGAGTTTCCCCTGCGCTTTCAAAATTTCTCTCATTTCGTAGACTTCCCGGTAAAATCCCGGATAATATGTCAAAAGCTCTTCGTAGTTACTCTCATAGCCTTTTTCATAAAATTTCAAACTCATACTTCAATAGTCACCTCCCCAAGCACCGGGGCTTCGTCGTCTTTTGGACGTATGTTGGCCTCCTCTCCATTCAGCAATAAATCCTCATAATCAACAATACACGGCAAATCGCTTAAAATTGCACCTATTGTCGTTCGTCGTACTATCGCCCCCTGTTTGTCCGTTGCCTCTATACAAAGGTTTTGTATGTACTCACCTACCTTATCCCGGACTTCGGCTGTCGCTGCGTCTTTTGAGTAGTTCTTCCCAAGCTCCGCAAAAAAAGACACATCAATCGGTAAAACCTCTGCCGCCGTAGCTGTAAAGTGAGCGCCTATATTTGCTGCCCCCTCTCCGAGACCGTCCCCTACTACATATGTTTTCCCGTCAACTGTAGCTGTATATCCTTTCGTTGCCGGGTCAACGTGATTCTGTACCTCCGTGACTTTTGTCTGACTGCAGGGTTTTCCATTCATATCGACCAAAACAGCTTTTACGGTGTTTGGACCGTTCCACAAAGGGTAAATCCTAGCCCGGCCTACGCCGTCAACCTCCTCACACCAAAGTTTATAATGTTCCTTGTTGCCATTTTCAGCCGGGCCGGAAATCTTATTCTGAACCCTGCTCCGTAGGCTTTCATCGTCCTCTATATCCGCTCCGTATTCATAAATCAGCCCAAATGTTGCGCTGTCCAGTCCGCTTATATTCCCTGCCGGGAGTGCCATTGTTCCTTGCAAGACCGTGTTGCCGATTGTGCCAGCGTCCTCCGCTTCAAGATAATGAATATCGTTTACCTTGTCGTGGTAAAGCGTGAAAAATAATTCATCCGTAAAGAACCGCTCCCCCTCATTCGGCATAGTCCCCTCAAAATCTACATAGTATCTTGCCGGAGTAGCCTCGTTTCTCTCAACGCCATACTCCCCGGCTTTTACGTCAAGGGCTTCCCCGGTAGCACTGGCAACCGTCGTCATATCCACAACAAGATTGAGGTCGGAGTATAGCTTTGCGATTTTAATTGTTATGGCCGCCACTGCGTCAAAAAATATGCTGCCTTGCCTTGTGTCAATATCTTCCGGTGCTTCATCTAAAACCTCCTCCAAAAGATTCTCGTAAGTCCTATCCTCAAACATCAAATCACCTCCTCAATCTGTGCGCTTCCAAAGATAGTATCAATATTGAAGCCAATATAGGCACTATCGTCCTTAAACTCAAATTCAAAATCGCCGATTTCCAGTATTCTTGTGTCCTGAGATAATGCGTCTCTAACGAACCCCTCTATAGCCGTTTCTAAATACGCCTGCGTTGCCCCTACCGCTAAATTTCCGCTGGCTGTCTCGCTGCCGTACTGGTCGTCATAAATAAGACAGTCAAACCGGGGTGTAGCGATTGCTTTTCTTGTCGCCTGTATTACTGCGTCAAGCCCATCCGTCATTCCGATTATTCGCCCTGCGTCCATATCCAGCCTGTATGTCCTTGAGCTTTCCTCCTCTTCGTCCTCCTCGTCCTCGTCGTCCTCAAAATCCTCTCCCGTAAAATCCAGTAAATAGTCGTCCTCTTCGCCCTCGTCCTCGGAATCTTCCGGGAGGTTTTCGTAATCCTCGTAATCCATACTCAAACCCTCCCAAGAACAAAATATTGTTTTCCTTTATTGGACGCAAGGAGATATACGCTCTCGCCTTTTTTCAGCGAATTTTTGACTGTAGCTTTGCCGGAAACCGTTCCGCCGCCTCCGGCTGGCACCGTGACCTGTACCTCGTAATCTCTCAAATGCTCCGGCACATAAGTTACCTCCTCGCTGACAATATGTTTCTCGTCGCCCTCCATTTGTATCTCCAAAGGCCCGGTTGAAATGACCGTTCCCTGCAATACTTCTGTACTGTCTGTGTTGATTTTCTGAAACGCTTCTTTTATGCTGTTCATCAAATCCCCCTTTCTATTTGGATAAATCGTTTGCATACGTCAGCGTGAGGCTCATGGTGTGCTTTCCGCCGTCAAATGTATGCGTGTCTTGGTCTACATAAAAAGTCCTTTTTAGTCCTAACGCTTTTATGATGATGTAAACACCTCTCCCGGATATAACGCTCGGTATTCCCAACGCCTCAATATTCAGCGTTCTCTCCGGCGCACTCTCCTCTTTCAGAACGCTTTTAACCAATTTCTTTATCTGCGCCTTACTCATGGAATCGTCTGGGGACTGAACTTCTTGGAATATACCGATTTTCTTCTCAAGTGATTTATTCTTTGCGCTGGCTACTGTCTTTCCCTTGTCCGAGAGCATTTTCACACGAGTTTTTACATCTTCTATGCTTTTTGTATAAGAGTAGCTTTCAATGTTTACCCCCGTCTCGATTACCCATTGCACGACATTTTCCCTCCGGGTGAGCAGCTTTAATTTCCCTTTTTCGCAGGAAACATAGTGTCGTATGCCCGTCGCCTCGTATTCTTGATTAAGTGCGTCGCTTATAACGTCAAAAGCCGTACTCCTGCTTTTTGTTAGCTCTTTTATTGTGTGCTTGCACTTGGAAACTTTCGTGTATGGTATCTTGAACCGTTTGCAGACATTTTTGAATATCACATCTGCCGTCTTTTTCTTGAATACAAAAGTGTCTCTGTTGTTCGATAAGTAAATTCCTATATCATAAGCCGTAAAAGTTTCCTGCTTCCTGCTGGTCTGCGTCGTAGACATGATAATTCCCCGGAACAACTCTTTTCCGTTATACTTAAAAATACACTGGTGTCCCTCTGTCACATTGATTCCTGCCCTGTCATGGTCGTAACCGTCGTCGTCAATCAATGTAACAGTGAGCGAACGTGCCGCCGCCCCTTTTCGTCCTTTCCACTTTACGGTTTGCACAAGGTTTGTAATGTCATAGCCTTTATTGCCTTTCCAAAGAGAAAGATAAATACCGTCTGCCATATCACCGCCTCCCTAGCTTGGTATCTTAAGAACCTGCCCCGGACGAATCAAATTCGGATTGCTGCCGATAGTTTTCTTATTTGCGTTATATATCTTTGTGTAATTCGCTCCGTTGCCATAAAATTTCTTTGCAATATTCCAAAGGCAGTCCCCCTTTTTGACCGTGTAAGTGTCCGGGACTGCCTTTGTGCTGGCTCTTTTTGGTACTTTCTTGCTTACTTTTTTGCTTTTCTTCTTGCCTTTTTTGCTTTTTTTCTTCTTTTTCTTGACTTTAATTTTTCTTGCTTCCACCTCCCGGTATTCCTTGAGCGTTATGCTGTACTGATATGTACCGACATCACCGCCGACCTCTTCATAATTAAAATCCTCAATAGTACAGTTGCAATTAACAAGCCCTCCCGTGATAATGAAATGAACTGGTTTTTTCTTCTCTTTCCAGCTATTGATTTTTTTCACTATCTCGCTGGGCTTCGGCTCTTTGTTTACTTTTGTTTCCTCAACCGTTTTCTTTTTCTTTTTTACCTTTTTTGTGGTAACGAGTTCGCTTGTGGCAATGCCCGGAAAACTGCTGCTGGGAAGAAAACTCGAAAAACTGTAAGTAAGCGCTTTCCTCTCACGCCGTATCGTAATCTCTCCAAGCCCAACAATATTTACACTCATGTTCTGTCCGCCATTCTTTATAGTGATTTTTTCCGGGAGTACCGGGAACTTAATTTTATTCTTTTCGGCGTTGTAGGTAAGCCACATTTCATAACTAGAAGTCATAGCTCAAATCACCCTCCTCATATATTTCCTGCTGCAAAAGGTTCAACAATACAGGCTTAATATGGTCTGTGAGGACTTCTAAAATGCTTTCTTTGCTTGCCCCTCCTCCGACTTCGATTGCGCCGCTTCCTGCTATCTCAAGAAGTATTCTCTTGACCTGTTCGCCTGCGCCGCCCTCGCTATTATTACCAATACCGCCGCCCGTATCTGCAGTAATATTTATCGGGCCTCTATCTCTATCGCTAAGAGAATTGATTATGCGGTCTGTTTCCTCTGTCGGGAACACTGTACTGCCCTGTTTACCAACAATAAGCTCCGGGCCGTCCTCTCCGGCTATATAGAAATCATCACTATTTGTCGTTCCCGTTGCGTATGCCGCCGCTTTGCTGACAATAAGCTCCGGCCCTGCTTCCCCGGCAACAAATACGCTCTCTGCGTTCGTCGTCCCGGTTGCATGACCCGGAACGGAGCCGCTGCTGTTTACATTGACATTGACAGAAGTCTTTGCGCTTTGCAAGGCCGCCGTTACTGCATTGGCTACCTCCTGCGCCGCCGCAACTGCTCCGGCCTTTCCAGCTCTGATAGAGTTAGCATAGCTGTTTATGGTTGATGTTGCTGCCTTTGCCGCTTCCGGGCTTAAGTCCATCTTTCCGACAGTTTCTTCCATTTCAGAAACATACTGGTTCATTTTCTCTGTGAAATTCGTCTGCCAGTCTGCCGTTGCCGCCGCAATTTCCGCTTGCTTGGATTCTACCTTGCCAACCGTATTTGCAAGGGTGGCAACTGCCTCCTCGTCGCCCTGCTTAATTGCTGACGCTATGCTATGAGCCAACCCTGCCGCCTGTTCGCTTCCGTCCTGCGCATATGACATTAACGCTTCGTAATTTTCCTGCGTAATTCCCAAGTCTGCCGCCGAAGTGCTTTTTAACGTCTCTACATCAGCAGAATAGCTCTCCCAATATTCGAGTTGTGAATTTATTGCCTTTTGTGCATTCTCGACGGTAGCGTTTAAATATTCCTCCGATTTTGTGGAAGCCTCGTCGAACAGTCCAAATTGCCCCTCAAAGCTCTCGATAGCCGACTGGTAAGCCTCATCATATGCCGTGCATAATTCTTCAATTTCCGCCCTTACGCCCTCGTATGCCGTGGCCGCTGCCTCTGCGCCTGCTACGCTTGCGTCCTCCGTTTCCTCTGCGGCCTGCGCTGCATTTTCCCATTCGGTTTCAATCTCCTGTATTTTGGCTTTGTTTTCCTCATACGCCGCATTTAGCTTTTCAAGGGATTCCGTATATTCGTCTGTGTCGGTAGCCCAAGTGCCAAGCCAACCCGTTTTATCGTAAAACCATGCGTCAGACAAGAAATCCGCATTGCTGTCGCTTTCTTGCGACAACCGCAAATTTTCCTCCGCCTTTGCGATTTCGTCCTCAAGATTCGCCTGCTCTTTCAAGAGGTCAACATATGCCTGCTTCTGTTCTGCCTGCCTCTCCTGCTCCGCCTGCTGTTCAGCCGCTTTCTTCATGGCCTCAACATAGCTCTCCGTGTTTTTGGTTAAATCATCATACGAAAGAGCGAGGTCTGGTAAATCTTCATTGAGCTGCTCGATAACCGCTTTCATCTGCTCCTCTTGCGCCGCCGTTCTTCCATTCTGCGTCGCCAAATCTTCTAACTTTTGTATAAGAGCAAGCGTCCCCTGTTCGCTCTGATTTACTGCGGTCATACTTTCCTCATAACTGGACACAAGTTCGTCGTGACTTTGCACCAGCTCGTCTACCTCTGCCGTAAACTCCTCCAATGTCTGTCTATTTGCCTCAAACGATTCCGAGAGGTCGTCTACTTGGTATTTTAATCTAAGAGCCTCCTCGGAAGTTTCCCCGTATTTACTACAAGCCTCCTCATACTCTGAATTTAAGTCCTGAAGCTCGTAATACTGCTCCCTTGTCGCTGCGGTCATTCCGGCTGTTTCGTCCTCTGCGTCAGAAAACATTGCAACAAGGGCTGTTCCTGCCGCCACAACTCCCGTAATAGCAAGGGCAACCCAACCAATCGGCCCAAGAGCTGTATTCAATGCAACGCCGAACGCCGTTAATGCCGGGATAGCAACCGTCGTCACAAATGTTACTCCGGCAACCCCAGCTACAACCACTCCAAGTCCTATCCCTATCGCCGTTATAGCTTTTGTTACTGCCGGGTGTTCGTTCAAGAAAGTACCAACCGTGTTCACAAACCCAGCAAAGCCGCTGGAAACTTTGTCGAGTGCTGGCTGCAAGGCTGTCGTAAATGCTGCGCTGACGTTCCCGGTTGCCTGCGCCCATTTCTGTTCTAGCGTCTGTGCCGTCTCTGCCGTATTTTTTACTGTCCCCTGCGCCACTTCCAAAGAACCTGTCAAGCTGTCAATGCTTATCGCTCCGCTTCTGATTGCATTCGCCATATCAACTCCGGCTCTGCTTCCAAATGTATCTACCGCAAGTGCCGTAGCGTCTGCCGCCGTTTCCATATTGGCAATCTCATTTATAATAGATTGCAATGCCGTCTCTGCGTTCAGTCCGTCGTCCGAAAAGTTCTTTACTGCTGTCCTCATTGCTGTAATGGCCGTTGTTCCAGTCATTCCGTATAGCTCGAATTGAGCCAGCATAGAAATAGCATTGTCTAATGACAGCCCCATTTCTTGGAAAGAAGCCGCCCCCGTAATAAGCGTATTACTCAACGTATCGACAGAAACACCCGAAATTTGCCCGGCGTATGCCAGCTTATCAAGAACGCTTTCAACTTCGCTCCCCTCAACATTCCATTTGTTCATAATTTTGGTGACGTTCTGAACAGAACCTACAACGTCCGTCCCGGTTATATCCGAAAAATCAAGGAATTTTCCTGTAACATCTGTAAGTTCGTCCCCTGTCAACGCCATCCGGGTATTGATTTCTCCAATAGCCCCGGCTGTATCTTCAAGACTGCCCGATTTTGAAGCTGCGTAAGCGTTCATCATACTTGTGGTAAGGCCGTCTAATGCTTCTCCGCTTGCACCAGTAGCTTTTACAACTGTGCTTTCTGCCTCACTAAATGCTTCCGCAAGCTCATAGGCCGCCTCTGAAATCTCTTTTACCATAGCCGTAATTCCTGCTGCTGCCAATGCTCCGGCAACTCCCTCTACGGCGTTTGTGCCTTTTTCTCCTGCCTTATCTGCCTGCTCTGCGGCATTGTCAGCCGATTTCGACAATTCCTCTGTAGCATTGCTGGCTTTCCCGTTTGCCTCCGCAAGATTGTCGGCTGCGTGGTAGGCCCGTTCTGCCGCCGCCTCAAGCTCGCTTAAGTCCGTTGTGCCAGAGGCAATAACAGCGTCGTAATTTTCCATTGCCGCTGTCGCCTCGGCCTGTGCAGAATTAAGTTCCTGCATAGCTTCGGCTGCTGCTGTCGCTGCTTTTTCAAGTTCCTCTTTGGCCTCTGCAGAAATATTCTCGTTTGACGCAAGCTCTGAAATAGTTTCATTCGCCTGCTCCATTGAGGAAGTAAGTTCATTCTGAATTTCAGAAGAACCCTCAATAGCCTTACTTAGATATGTGGCAGACTGCTCGCATAACTCAAACATTCGTTCCTGTTCTTCGAGTGCCTCTGCCGATTTGAAGCCCATTTCAACAAGCTCCTCCGTGCTGTATATGGCTTCTAGTGCGCTTGTATTGTAATTTCCAACAGCCTCCGTCCAGTAATCGCTCTGCGTCGCCGCTGCCTCTGCTGCTTCTCCATAATTATTGAGTGTGTCTGATAAACTATCCGCAGAGGTGGAAGCCTCCGAACTTACCTCCTGCAAACTGGATATTGAAGTCGCAACTCCGTCGATTGTTGTAGCTGCTCCTGTAACAGTGTTTGAAATGCCGTCAAACGCTTCACTTGCCACCTCTCCGGCTCGTTCCCATTGTTCTATCATAGACTGGCCGCTCTCTGCTATCCCGGCCATTCTGTCGCTCATTTCATCAACTAATCGAAACTTCGCTGTTAAGTCCGCCATTTATCTTCCACCTCCTCTCAAATAGTCCTTTTACATGGCTTTTCATCCTCCTCTAATTCAGACGCTATATATAAAATTTGTAGGCGGCGTGGCATGGCAGCATATTCCTCCATACGGAGATTGTGCCGCTGCCAAAGCCTGTGCGCCCAAAAGCCGTCTGAACCATTGGAGGATATTAGTTTTTTGCGTTTTCTAACTCGTCCTCGTCGCTAACCGTGCTTGCCAGTCCCAATGCCTGCATGACAATCCGGGAAACGTGCTGATACTCGTCAGCTCTCGAAAATACCAAGAGCGGCATTTCCGTCATATCGACACAGTTGTAATGCTTCATCAGCTCCGGGTCCCTAAGGTTCGGGTACTGCAAAGCCTCCACAATGATATGGCGAGAGGCTTTTGCGCTGTCCTTTTCCGTTTTCCAAACAACCTCTCCCATAGTAACCAGCGGATTGCCTTTCTTATCCGTTGCAATGCCTCTGTGACGGTATGCGTCATTGATTTTGTTGATTTCGTTCTGCGTGAGAACCTTAATTTCAAACTGAATTACGTTTCCCTCGTCGTCCCTAAAACTATCCGGGCCGGGTGCTGTAACTATCTCGTTTTCCGTGTTTCTCATAAAATACTTTAAGTCTTTCTTTGCCATTATTATTCTCCTTTCAAAAAAGTCCTCCCGGTATCAAGAGAGCTTACACAAGTGCCTTTGCGCTAAATCCAATAGCGTCGTCCAATACCTGTCCATCTGCGTCAAGTAACAAGAGCGACAAATCCCCGGTAAGAACAACGCCAACGACTGTAACCGTGTCCGAACCATTTTTCTCAAAGTATTCGGAGCCTGCGTCATTCATAATTCCCTGTATGGTAAGTTCCGGCGTTTTCCCTGTTTCAATATAGCCCTGTATAGTGTCTTTCAGCCAAGTTGTTGTACGCCTCCGGGTAATGCTTCCCGTAATGCTGTAACCAAGCCAACGGCTGCTGTCACTCCTGTCGCCGAGCTGTTTTCCAGTCCATACATCCGGCGTGAATTTGATTTCGCATTTTACGGAATCAAAAATCTCAAGCCCGTCTATAAATACCTTGCCCTCCCGGAGTGAAATCGGGTTTTTATGGTACTTCAAAAGTTCGCTCATTTATATCCTCCTCTCTTACCTCGTTGCGATTGTAAAATACAATTTTTCCGCATTGTCCGTCGGCTGCAGCCCTACGTTAAAATAGGTTTGGTCGCCGTCCGAAAGTTCCCTGTCTACAAGGAAATCGTTACTGTAATCAATATTTTTAATCATTCCAATGCCCCCGTCTTTGGTTGGCCCGAACTGCTTCAAAATACTGCGCCCGATTCCCTCCATAATGTCCCAGCCCTCATCATCATTGCTGTACTTATTCGGCGGAAAGTTAAGGCGTAACGCCTCTGCGAACGTATCAAATACACGGATAACCTTGTTTTTGCGGTAGGTTTTATCTTTCGGTTTTACATATGTCACAAGCGAGTTAATGTCGTATTCTACAACTACTTCTCCTGCGTCAGAAACAGAAAAGAAAAACTCCCCTTTATTGATTGCTTCGACTGCCTCCTCATGGCTTTTCGGGTCAACTACCTCCGTCGCTCCGTCATAGCTGACCTGCGTAAGACTTTCCGTTCCTGTCGCTGCTGCCGTCGCCGCAGCAACCCAAGCGCAAGCCTCGGCATGAGTAAGACTGATACCGTCAACCGCAACGGAATTTGTTACATTTATAACTCCCTCGTAATCTCCGCTGGCCGTGTCCGGCATTGCGACCTGTGCGCCCTTTCCTATATCTTCACGGATATAGCGGATTTTAGTCTTTGCCGCTGCCTGTATAGACGAATCAACAAACGGGAAACAAACTGTATTGAATTTAACGCTTTCCCATGCGTCACAAAAAGCTGAAATATCCTCGTTAGACGTTTCCGGGTCCGTCCCACCCGTAAGGTTTTTCCCGGCAATAGCAGACAACTCACCGCTGCCGGAAAAAGTAATGTACTCGCAATCCTGCGATACAAGTTCCTCAACCGTATTCAGTCCCTCGTACTCTGCGACTGTCTTTGCGCCGAGGCAAACTTTAACATCAAATCCTTTTACCGGGTTCGCTGCAACCGCAAAATAAAGGTCATTCCCCCGTGTGCCGCCGTATTTAGCCGTCGCCGTTATCGGCTCTGCCGTTACCGTTGCCTTTTTCCCCTCGCCCAATATGTAGACAAGAACCGTCGAAGCCCGTTTGAACGCCTCACGGATAAGCAACATCTGACGGTTTCCCTCGTCGTATATGCTGTACCCTAACTGCGAATAGCCTGCGTCTGGCTTTTTTGCTGTTAAGGTAATGAATTTTCGGGCCGGCCCATAAGTCGGCTTTGCAATCGGTACAATTACCACGCCTCTCTCACTGTTACCGACGGTGTCCTGCCGTGTACTTTCAAAATTGATATAAGTACCGGGACGGACTTTCTCGACGTTCTTATTGAATGTTCCTCCTGCCATTATCCTTTCACCTCCGTTTTGCACCATTTTTCAATCTGCGCCTTGATTTCTGCAACGGTATATTCTCCCGTCATTCCGCACGTTGCCCCTGCGAACGTGCAAGAAGAAACTCCAAAAAGTTCTTTGCAGTTCTTCCTTAATTTTTCAAGCGGAAATTTCTGCTCTTTTTCCGCCTGCTCTTTTGCGGCCTGTCCTGCCGCTTTTGTTGTATTTGCCATACTGCACCTCCTGTCTTTACTGTTCCGCTCCGTTCGAGAACGGAATCGCATATTTTGAAATTGCCTCTTGATAAGCCGCCGAAATTGTACGGCTCCTATACTTATCCGGGTTATTCCAGTTTTTGATTTCAAAGTTTCTCATTTTTTCAGACTGCTCCGAGTTGTATGGCCGTCTGCTCGTCCAGTCTATTTGAAGCTGCGCCGCACCATTGTCCAGCACTTTCAGCTTTGGGTCGTCTACTCTTAAAAAGTGTTTCGTTTCCCTCCCTTTTGTATCAATGAGCGGGATAAGGTTTCGTTTCCCTCTTATTTCTGTAATAACCTGCAAGCCTATGTTGTACGCCTCCTGCGACGACTTGTGGAAAAACAGAACGAACCATGTATAGCTCATGCTATATGTTGATAAAGTGTCGCCCCCTGTCGTTATTTCCGGCGTTGGAAAATAAGCTGCCGGGACTACAAAACCTTTTGGTACACTGTGATAGTACGGCGAGGGATTCTCCGCTTTGTCGAGCAGAAACTTGATTATGCTCGCAATCTCCTGTTCAAGCACCTTTTTTCTCCTCCTTATCCACCGAAATAACTGTCTATCCATTCCTGCAATTTTCTTTCAAGCATATCCGGGTAAATCTTGTCGAGTATTTTCAGTGCGCTCTCCCAAAAGTGCGCACCGTTTACCCAATGCTGTTTTAATACCATGCCTCCTTTTGCCGCCGGGTCATATACAAAACGGTCGCCATTCCAATATCCCGGAACAAATCTTCTATCAACACCTTTCGGGTTCGTCCAGTGTCCGTCATTGACATAAGCTGCGTAGTTAAGGCTCGTCCCGACTTCCAATGTCAGCCCTCCCTCGTCAAGCTCCCACACGTTCCCGTCAGCCCCTTTTTGAAAACTAGCTAAGAGCTGCCGTGTATCTACGACCTGTCTGCGTATAATTTCGTCCTGTAATATTCTCAAGAACTCGTTTCCAATGCCCTCTAAATACAGCTCAAATTCCTTTCGGAACTCGCCTTTTGCTGCCCGTTCAACGCTGCCAAAAAACTCACGGAACTCACTGAAATCCATTTCAATGCTGCTCATAATGCTTTCTGCTCCTCCGTCCTCTTTATATAGACAAATAAGTGGTGTCCTCTGACATTGACTGGCTGCTCCGCTGTGTATTCCATCCCGGTATCGCAATGCACAATCTTGTCATTCTGTCGAACATCTGTCCCTATCGGGAGTGTGAGCTTTATTTTTGCGTCCATAAGATTTGCTGGTGCTGTCTGTGTGATTGTGACGCTCTGTGAGCGCACACCAAAATGACACTCTTGCTGGCTTATATCCGGCTTATCCGGGTAGGAAAAAACAGGAGAAGCAGGCAATCCCCAGCCGGGTGTTTTCTGCTCCTCCCTGTCATGGTAAATGTTGCAATGGTGGTCGAAAAAATCTTCTAATGCCATAACCGCACCTCCTTAGAGTTTTCTCATTCGGAGCGTTACCCCATTCCTCGGCTCTGTCTTGACATAATCATCAAGCAAGGCCGCAAGGTCTAACGCCTCTATGCTGATTTGGCTCGCCTCTGCGGTATAGCTGTAGTCGTCAAATGTTTCCGACTTGACCTCCCTTGCTGCGATAACAGAATTGTGACCGTAGGCCTCCGCCAGTATCAGTACCGCCGTCTTTACTGCCTGCGGCAAATCTCCCTCTTTGAATGAGTTATGCGTGTATGTGATAACATACTGCTCCGCCCTCGCAATATCCACTGTGAGCCGTGCGTCGCTGCGCTGCTGTACCGCTGGTATCTCGGAATACTCCTTGACCTCCTCCGGCGTTACCCACGGTCTGTCCGCCATATCGCACCTCCTGTCTACTGCCTCTGCAGATCCGTCATGGTGGGGCTGCCGTAGTCAACCTCGTTTTCAGTTTCCGCAGCTCCCAGCTCCGCTTTCAGCTTTGCGATAATGTCCGCCTTTTTGGAAATCCCCTTGAGGCTTATCCCCTTATAGGTGGCAAAGGTTTCAAGCTCCGGCACTGTCATTTCTTCCAGCTTCTTTCCCGGCTGCTTATTGCCTCCGCCCTCGCCCGGTTCTTTCTCCTCTCCGCCCTCCGGCGGCTCCGCCGCCTCCTCTATGAGCATGAAATACCCGGTGGCTACCGCTGCGTCGGCGGTAGCCTTGTCCTCTACGAACACGTCCGGCTTTTTCTGCGTGGCCTCAACCACGCCACAGTAAGAGAGGCCTTTTGTTAATCTCAAATGATACATAGCCCTCCTCCTCTCTTATTTCAGCCCTTTAATGATCGCCGTTGCGTCCAGCTCCTCCACAATCGGGTCGTAGTCCAAATGGGTAACGTAGAAACGCTTATCCATCATAATGGCCTCTTTGCCCTCGGTGGTCTTTCTGATCTGAACGCTGTAAGTATTCACGACAATAAGGTTCTTCGGGTCGGTCAGCATGATCGTGTTGTCGTCCAGCGACGGGCATTCCACGGACGGAATACGGGCCGGGGCGGTATAAATGCTGTCCGGCACGGCTCCGCCCTGCCCGATAACCTTATTCAGCAAAAACAGCTCCCACTCCTGCGCCCTCTTAGGGGACATCAGCCAGCGGAGCTTGCCGTTGTTATACTTATTCGGGAGCTGGGCCAGCGTCTTGTAAAACAGGTCGAGGCTCATGCTGCTTTCGCTGGAAGCGTCGTAAACATGGCCGCCGTTGCTGATCTGCTTAATCCAGCCGTCATTGATCTTGAGGAAATCTACGTCGCCCTGCGTCCCGATCTCCTCTGCGTCGGTTCCCGTCCATGCCCCTGCCGCATGAGCAGCAGTAAACTCATAGAGCTTGCCGTCGTAAATAACCTCGTCCCCTTTGGCGTATGCAGTAGTGGCGCTAAAAGCCGGGACTTTTCCCTTGTCCTCGTTACCGTTGAGGTACAAGTCCTCCATATCCACGCCGAGCTGAGTAGTCATAAGGTCGGTAATGATCTTCTCAAGGTTCTGCCCCTCGATATTCTCACGCAGGGTTTCCTCCGTGATCTCCCACGGAAGCCGGATAGCGGTGGTGCTGTACTCGATCTGGCTGGTCTTTACGCTTGCCCTGTACCCGTCGTCGGTATTCTCCGTCTTTTTCCGCAGAATACGGCTGGCAATTCCGATCTTGTCAATCTCGCCAGTCTTGGCCGTGCGCATTTCATGCCGGACGAGGCCGCCGAGGTTGGTCGCCTCAAAAGTCTGCTGAATAAACTTCCGGGCCTGCTCCGGGTTCAGCAGGCCGGAGGTCAGTGTGCCAGTCTGAATGGCCGCCTTGTTGATGATACTGTTGTTGTTAAGTCCCATAATTGTCTTTTCCTCCTGTTCTTTTAATTAGAGAATGCCGTGCAGGTAATGATCTTCACCTGCCGCCTTTTCTACGCCGCCGCTGCCGTTGAGGTTGCTGGGTAATCCCTTGCTTTTCAGCACCGGGGCTACCGCCTTTTCAACCGCTGCGGTAATCATGTCCTGCACCTGCTCAGCGGTGACGTGTTCCTCCTGCTGCGGCTCAAGAGCCTTTGCGATAGCCGCCTCAACCATTTTCTCCACGCTCTCCGCCGTGATTTCCGCCGGGGCGGTGTTCTCCTTACCCTCGGCCTTTTCTACCGCTCCTGCGCCACTCTGCGGCTCCTGTGCGGTACTCTGCTGTGCGCCGCCTACCGCCTTTGCGATTGCAGCGGTCACAATCTGCTCAACTTCCTGCTTCGTCACTTCCTTGCCCTCCTTATCTTCTTTGGCTTTCTTGTCGTCGTCCTGCTCCTCCCCGGTTCCGTCCCCGTCCTTTTTCTTCTTGTCCGGGTCGTCCTCCTCCGGGTCGTCAAACTCCTTGAGGAATGTCCCTAAACTCTCGTAAATGCCGTTTAAGGTTTCCTTGTTCTTGCCACTCATTTTCTTCCCAGCCTTTTCTACGGGCCTGTCGGTCTGAATGGCTTTGGTAATGCTCTCTTTGCCAGTGAGAATGCTGGTGATGATCTGATTGAAGTCCTCCAGGCACTCCCGTACCTTGTCCTCGTTCGTTTCATACATCCAGCGGCTTGTGATCGGGTCGTATTTGTATAAAATCTCCTCAAGGGAGTTAAAAGCGTTCCAAAAGAGCGTTCCTTTGCTGCGCTCCTCGTAAAGCTCTGCCATAGCTCCCTTTTCCACCACGTTCAAGCCCAACGCCGCCGCCAACTGTTTCAGCAACCCTTTCTTCTCGCTGGTTTCCTGTTTATTCACGCTATCCAATTCCACGTCCTCCTCGCTATAATTTCCGAGGCCGCCCATGCTAAAGCCTGTGATCTCGCCTTTCTCAATGCCCTCCCACACGCTCTCGTCGGCCACCTCTACGGTCATAAGCCACGTCCCTTTGCTGATTGCCTCCCCGTCGATTTCAAAATCCGCTTTGGCAATCCAGTTTTCTACGACGGTTGCGCCGTCAAGCGGCTCAAAACTGTGCTGCAGGTCTACCTTGTCGCCGTTCTTGGCAAACCAGTACGCCGCTTTGGTGATCTCCTCCTCCGTCATAAAATTGCCGTGACTGTCCTCCTCCATAGGCTCGTAGACAATCCCGGTGACGTAGTGGTTATCTGCGTCCGCCTTGACAATCCTGCCGTATGTGGTGAATGTCGCCTGCCCGTCCTCCGCCTTTTTCAAAAG